ACAAAATTGTTCCTTCGCCTGGGAATGTAGTTACTGGGTTTACACCGTTCTTGTAAAGTAGATCGCGTGCTGTCTTGTCTGGATTGAATGCAAGAGATACAGAGTTCTTAATTCGTCCACGCGACAGGCCAGCAGGTGAGTACCAAGGATCTCGTACTTCATCGGTACGAGCCATAGTACCAGCGATATCGCCATTCAGCGGTACCCAGCGGTATGCATCGTTGTACTTATCGTACTGATACTTGTACCCGCTGTCCAATACTGCGTATGATGTTGAAGGTAAAGTATTTCGGAACTCTACGACGTCATCAGCTTCTGCGTTGTTGTACGAAGTATTGTTAACTACGTCATCTTGCTCAGGAGAAAGACATACAACACAGTCCTTTCTGAATTCTGCAATATTGTTGATCAAGTGAATCGCCGTGGCTGATGTAGCTGCGCCACCAAGAATGACTGATACATCGACTTCTTCTGCAGACTTAAACAGATCGTATGCACGTTGATACTGGCCAGCAGTACCTGTAGATCCATCAGATCCGGATCGGAACGACTCGCTTACAGGAGTGTTACCACCACCATATGTAGTTCCGCTAGCCTTGCTACCAGCGTTCGTTACACCACTGGGATGAGCGGCCCACCACATGTACGAAGACTCTCGGTTAATCCTAGAGGCATAGTAGTTTGTAGAGCCATCTTCGTTCTTAGCATCAGATGCTTTAGAAACCGAATCAAAGACTTCAACGACCTGACCTTTAACGTTAGTCCATTCACCATCTTCGTCAATAACCACTACGTGCATTTGATCAGCTGATCCACCACGTGTAGTAGCGAATGGTGAGGTACCTGGTGCACGGTTAAAGAAGTTGTGGTATTCCCACAAACGCTTCTGTGCAGTATCACTGTTTACAGTAGTACCAACATACTCGTTGTCTAGGGTAACAGACAGGCCATCCCCTGCTACTGTAGCTACTTTATACAGATCTTTATCTGGACCAAGCTGTAGGAAGTCACCAGGGGTTACTGTTAACGCTTGGTTAGCGGAGAACGTAACACCAGTGTTGCCGTCTACTACAGTGTAGTTGCCCGACAATACAGACTCGAATGCGGTCGCACTTGGACAGATAGAATACTTTAACGAGTTGCCAAGAGCGCCGCCATACTTAGCTACGAAATTACCTACACCGCTAGTACCGTTTGCAAAGTTAGCATCGTAGTCTGCTTCGCTCTTAATCAGAGTGATCGAAGCATTGCCGGACGTAATAGCATTGGCTAGTCCAGTATTGTTGATGCGGACAGTGTGAAGTGTGTCTGCGTATGCTAAGAAGTTAGCTGCAACAAAAAAGTCTCTAAAATATGTGCTGTCGGGCTTTTGGAACTGGCCCAGTAGCTGTGCTTCGTTGCTGATCAGCACTCGCTGCTCAACAGGACCCCAACGGAACTGACCAGCAAATGCTCCAGCCGTTGTTTGTACTGCAGGGACAATCGCTGTAAGATCAATCTCACTTACGTTGACTCCTGGAGAAATTTGAAAGGCCATTTTAATCTCCTCGTGGTTTAATTACTGTTATATTTATAATTTTAGAAGTCTACGACGTCTTTCACATCGTACGTGTATCCGAGAGGACCCACACTGTCTTCTACATGGTATATGTCGTGCCCATCGTCTACAATACCGAATGGTAGAACATCATCTTCAATCATCTTTTGATTTTCAATATAAAGTCGACTACGTACATCGTTATCAGTTAGCTCAATAAAAAACTCTTGCCTCACTAACCACGAAAACAAAACAGTGCACATAACAAGGTCGTCATGGTGACCTTCTTCAGCCTCATAGCTGCTTCTCTTATTTATGAAAACTGAAAGCTCTTGTAAAAGATCATAGTCGTTGATAATCATCTTATCGCTTTCGACTATGTCCTTTAGGTTGGAGCACCCGATTCGCTTAACGGTCTTTGTTGTTTTGACGCCAAGCTGAATCCGATGCGAGTGACCACCGCTTACTTGCTGCCCACCTCTTCCTTTTACACTAGTACTTAGTATATTTTCGTATTCGAGATCCTGTTGAATAATAGTTGCAACAGTCTCGCCCAAATCGTTCAATTCTACTAATATAAATGCCTCGTTATACATCTTTGCAGCATTTACAATAACGTCCGGATAGAACATTGGGGATATTTCTTTAGATCGATACTTACCAACAATTTTGTATGGCATATCAGTGACATCGAATACTACCAAAGCGCTGTAATCTAACCCTACGCCTCTCGCTGTATCAACAGTCACCACATACAAGTGATCTTTCTGAGGTCTCTCATATATATCAAACCCGTTATTTGAGGCAACCGGTTTGATGAAAGGTATTTGAGCTAGCTTGCGTCCATCAATAAGCGTTGCTGAACTTCCTAGGAACTCACATTCAAACTCTTGTCTGAACTGCTCCTCGCTTGTGTTCTTGATAGTCTCTAGCTTCCACTTCTCATCTCGTCCTGGAACATCTGACCAATGTACATCGTGTCTCACGTAGCTGTTGTTGCCTTCCTCACTGTCCACCCATATCTTGTAAAACATATTCATACCGTTAGGCGTGGATGTTACAAGAACCTTAGTACTGGTACCAGATGATACTGTAGGGAACACCGATGCAAAGAACTCTTCTTGTAGATTGTTAGGTACAAATGCAAACTCATCAAGATATATTAGGTTCTGAGATGTACCTCGAATAGCCGAGGATGAAGTAGCTGAAGCTAGTATCTCGGATCCATTCTCCAATTCTATGTTACCCTTGTTCCATTCTTTAACACCTTGCTGTAGCCACTTTGGTAGCCACTCGTAAGCTGTTTGTATTCGTCCAAGGATCTCTCTAGCTTGTGCTAGTTTGTTTGCAAGGATAGCGACACTGTACTGATCGTTGAACAGCACCTGCCATAAAATGTATGCAGCAACCGTAGTAGTCTTTCCAACCTGTCGTGGTAGCTTACATATTACAAATCTGTTATAGTTGAACTTGTCTACCATCTCTTCTTGAAAAGGCCACAGGTCAAAATCTACAAGACCTGTGTCGACATTAACAATCTTTACGTAGTTCCTTATAAAGTAGGCAGCATTGCGGGAGCACTTGATATACTCCTTGACTTGCTCCTGCGTGTATTCAACAGGAACTCCAACTCTTTTAAGATTTTTGTTGCCAAGGTAGGTATCTATAGACATTAACTGTTGACTTATTCTTCAAGGGGGGGATAATGGCGGTGTAGCCGATCAAGTATCACTATCTAAGTTATCTTTAAGCATATTCTGTAGCTCGGTGGTCGACCCAACAAACAAAGCATTGGTGACGTTGTTTGGTCCTTGCGTGGCAGGATCGTCCTGCTTGAGCTTTTTGACTTTAGTCTGTATGTCTAACAAATCTTTGTTTGCGTCAGTCAGTGTCTTCATTAGCGAAGCAACTACTTCAAACGCTCTGGGGTGCTCACTTGCTTTTGCAATCTCTACTAGCTCATGAAGTGCGTGTGATCCGTTCTCAATAAGGTCGTATAAGTTTTCTCTGGCGTATCGATAGTCAGTGTCGATATCGCCTGTAAAGTCTCGTCCTTCGCGATTAACTAACTGATTAGTAGCTTCTGGAGTACGTGCTTCCTTACTCTCTACTATGCTAGCAGTATCTGCCGGCAACTCGAATAGATCGTTAAGGTTGTTTTCTAACTTAGTTTTACTCACGTTTAGTACCACTTACAAAGAACTGCTGATCTTCTATATAGCCAAAGTCGTCGTCGCTACCAATAGAGCTCGATGGAATTGAGACACTCGCGTCTGATGTAGGAGTGCCATTTGCGGTCAATCCAGGAGTAACTTCTAACGTTGATGACACTTCTGACGTATTGGCAGTAGAGACGCTAACACGCGTGATTGCGCGCTTGATCACACCCTGTGTTCTAACAGGTCCAAACAAGTATCCCTTGACAGTAAAGTTCAACGTATGTATCAGAGCTCTTCTAGTTGAGAAATCTCCATCATACGTGTCCTCTGTAGATATATCGTTGAACACTACAGGAACATCCATATTAATATTCAAATCAGGTATTAGTTTGACACTGTTAGTCCACTCCGGTGTAAAGAATGGAAGGATACCTTCTAGTATTTGTACACCATCATCCGCGTTCTTTACAAACACTGATAACGAAATGTTAATATCAAAAGGTACAGGCGTGTACTGATACTTTAACTTATTGTCATCCTCGTAATTGTATACATTCTTAATAGTAGAAGGTAGCTTACGAGTAGGATTGTAATTCATTGAAGTTATTTCAAAGGACATCCTAGGTAGTGAAATAGCAACGTCCTTATCGAAGTTAGGATCTTGCGCCAACCTTACTAGGAATTTCTCCTTAGGACCATAAGCAATAGGTACCCGTAATGTTTGCACCCTTTCGCCAGACTGATTAAAACGCTGTACATCAATATCATTAAACATTGTACCAAACATGATAATGTACTTGCGAATAATACTATGATAATAAGTATGGCCAAACATTAGTATCTATCTCGTTCACTAAACGGATTACTTTCACTAAAGTCTAATATAGAGTCTGCCTCGAACTGGAAGAAGTTGTTGTTCGCAGCAGGAGCAGATGTTTCTATTGCAAACTCTTGAAGCAAACTATCGCCATCCTCACTCTGAAGTATCCCAGATCCATCTTCTAAGGTGAATTGGTATATCAGAGTGTTTAGGCTATAGTTATCTTCGACAGCATCTATATCGCTGTCACCAGTGTTAATCTCTTCGCTGCTATACTCGTAGAGTTCACAGCGTAAATCATAAGACTGCATTCTACCAAGCTGAAAATGTACAGGACGATCATCGACATACATTACTTCGAATATCTTGTCCATCATGGGGAAATAGATCAGATCTCCCTCTCTAGGACGGTTCAGGGTGTTTAAGTAGTCATCACCTTCCTGTACCCATGCTTCAGTTGCCTTGTCTCCAGTCAAAAACTGACGACTCGGCTCATTGTTGTTACCATCTTCAAAAACAAGATTGTAACCAACCTCGGTCATAAGCTTGGGAGAGGTAACAACCTGATCAAACCTCTTACGTGCAACCGTAAGTACTATCTGATCCCGTATCTCTAATCCAAACTTACTAAGAAACTGTCCATCACCCTCAAAGCCTTCCATAGACTTCAAGTACATTTCGATATCAACAGCTTCCTCAAACTTTGATAAAGTGTCTTCTCCAAACAAGTGATCATTCTTGACCAATGTTCTCGGAAGGTACTTTACATCGTGTCCGTATATCTTAATAGACTCTAGAATCAAGTCTTCTACGACATCTTGCTCACGCGTAAAGCCATAATTGTTAAAGTATTTATTTAACATGCTTATCCAGTCATGTCGCTAACAGGCAATGAGTAGCTAGTAATCATTTCGTCTTCTAATCGACGAATCTCTTCTGTAGCCTCCTCCCAAATCTTCTGCCCATTGAACGTAAGACCTCCAGGCATCTGTAGCCCTTCGAATTTCTTGAGGTTTTCACCCCACTGTCTTTTAATAAGCGATGTAGTGTACTGCATCAACCATCTATCAGCCCACACATCAGAATATACGTTGGGATCTGTTACCTTGTATGCATCTATTATTATATAGTCGCCAGTACCAACATCCTTCCAATACATATCAATATGTAGCTTATTAGTATGTCGGTTAAATCTGATTGGCTTTTTACCAACAAAGATCTCTTCTAACTGTGCTACATGACGCATAGCTGTGACATAAGGCACGTAGGTAGCAGAAGAAAAGTCGAACAAGTCATTTAAATGTATTTGGTATCGTACGTTAAACAAGTTAGATGTTTGAGTAGAGTCTCCTATATCAAATACGCCAACTACACCAATGAACGAGTCATCTAGTGTTACGTATTGATTCTCTTTATCCTCTGCAGTAACTTTGTGCTTGTAGTAAACTCGCTCAGCACCATCAAAATGATAGTCTCTGTAGTACAAAAGAGCTTCGTCGACTCGGTCTTCCACCTGCTCATCGTCAACATTGATATCTACCACAGGCTTACCTAGCCTGCGCAGACAATGTTCTTTTAACTGATCTCGAGAAGTTGGAATAGCCATGGTTCACCTCTATTATTATCTACTATTTATAACCACACTGATTTGTTGACAACTATATAATACACTTGTATAATATGCGTCAAATCAACATAAAGGAACCACCATGGGTAGGTACAGTACAGACGTCGTAAGCTCAATGCCAGTTTCGAATCAACAGTCCCCATATACAGGTCAACAAAATTGGCCATCAGTATTTCCTAATGCAATGGTAAGCCTAGACCTAAATGGCACTATTATTGATGATAGATTGTTAACCGGTCCTCAGAATGTAGCTGTTATTCCTGGTGTACTTGACGCTATCAGAACGATTAGACTCAAGGGACATCCCTTGTTCGTGCTATCTGATCAACCGGATATAACTAGAGGCAAAATACAGCCGGCTAATATTGATGCAGCCTGGCAACATCTTATGGAGCTGTTTGGACAAGCCGGAATACAATCGATAGACGGTTTTCTGTATAACACCTCAGATATTAAAAACGATGAATTTGCAAAACCCAATGTCGGAATGATTAAACGTGCAGAAAACGAGATGCTGCAGGGCAACATTAAATTCAAAGGAGGCTACCATGTAGGTGACTCCATTGGCGACCTCAAGATGG